GCTGTGCGGGTTTTAACACGGTGTTCCTCCTGGCATTGTTTGACCGCTTCCACCTGGAGGCCGCAGGCGGTTAGCGCGGCCTCCAGGTTTCTGACATCACTGCTTAAGTCGCCGTTAGTGGCCGGTGAGCTTGCCGGTATCTGACAGCTCGTCACCGCCGGACAGCCAACGTAAATAATCTGCGGCGTTGGCAAAGGCGGGACGCGCGTGCATCCGGCCAATACCATCAGGCAGAGGAGCAGCGTACCAATCGCGCATTTCCTGATTTTCATTAAGTAACCTTTGAATGTCATATTCACGATCCCGCGCCTGTTGACTCGCCCGTGCGAGCTGGGTGCGCAGGCTTTGCTCCTGACGTTCCCGCGTCACGGCCTCATCGTTCAGGCGGTTAATGGCGTTGTCGCGGCTTTCGATACCGGCGGACAGCGTGCCGATGATTAGCTGCGCCTGGTCTGCCTCATCATGCAGGCCGCCGATACGCCAGGTTTGCAGCCCCGCCAGCGCGCACGCGGCCAGCATTAACAAAATTAAAATGCGCATCAGATACCCCGCAGGCAGTAGGCCAGCTCATTCGCGCGGCGGCGTTCCAGGCCGGTGACGGGCACACCGTTCACAAACACCCAGCGCGGCAGCTGTTCGCAGGCTTTTCGCCATTCGCCCTTGTTGATGAAAAACGCCAGGGTAGATTTACAGGCCGCCGTCACGCCGACGTTGAATGCAAAGGACGCCACGGCGTCGTACACCGGCTGCGGCATGTCGATCGGCATACAGCGCGCAATGCCTTTCTCCACCCGCATCACGTCTTCCACCAGATTCACGGCGGCCTGTCGTTCGCTGATGTGCGTTTGCGGTTTCACGCCCGCCGTGTGCCCGATGCCGTTTGTCCAGACGCCCGCGCTGCACTGGTACGCCGACAAGCGGCAGCCTTCGAAATCAGCGATAAGTGCCTGACCGGCGGCGGACGTTTTCAACGTCGACGTTTGCGGCAGCATTGCGGCAATCGCCAGGACAGCGGCGACGGCGCAGCGTCTAACGATTGATGGCTGCATTAATTTCTCCACTGATGCCCATTGCTTTCAGGAGGCGATAGGTTTTGCGCCGGTAGTACCAGTTCACCAGGAAGGTCGCAACGCCGACGGCGGCACCCACCAAAAAGGCGATATCCTGATAAGACATGCCCCCCAGCCAGGCCAGAAACACGGCGATGCAATAACAAATAAACGAGGTGATGCGCTCCATGGTCATCAGTCCCAAAGTGAGACGGTTTCACTGACTGCGGCCTGGGTTATGTCCGGCAGCTCCACCGCGTAGCCATGGGGCAATATTGCCCCGGCAGCGGCTAACCCAACGTTAGCCGCGTAAACCTGCTCAACCACCGATTCGGTGCGCCCGTAGTAACGCCAACAGAGCGAATCCACGGTGTCGCCTTGTTCGGCAATGACTTTCATCAGAGCAGCCCGATGATGCAGTGAGATACACCGGCGACGTCGCTGATCGCGTTTCGACCGTCACGCCATAAATCATCAACGGTGCTTTCGACGATCACGGCCTTTTTACTGCCCGCGTCGGTGGTGTCGCTGTTCGGGTAACGCTCTGCCAGATACGCGGCGGCAATGGACGCCACGGCGCGCTGATAGGCACCGACCTTCACGCTTTCATCGTCAATCCGATCGGCGGGCACGTCTTCCAGCGCCTTAAATCCCTGGGACTTTTGCGCTTCGCGATAGCTGTACAGCTCGGCGTTAACTTCTGTCATGGCAAACTTTGCGGCAGCGCGTAAGCGCTTAGCGGTGACGGTGCCCTCCAGTCGCAGCGTGTCGCGCAGCTCAACCGGATCGACGTCAGGCCAAAAATGGGTGTTCTTAATCGCGGGTTCCGTCGCGGCGTCCGGCTTTGGTGCAGGTATGACAAGAGACGACATAGTGACCTCTGAATAGGTGGACGGTGGACGCCAGCGTTGAACAAGGTCATTGACCTGTCGCGGCTGGCGTGCCGTCCGGCGCGGGGCGCGTTCTGTTTAGCCGTTGGCTGCCTTTTTGATGGCTGATTCCAACCGCTCAATATCTTTTTTGACGCCGCAGTTAGCATTCAACTGAAAAGCGCGTTTCAGGTGTTCCAGGGCAAGCGTGGGTTTCTCAGCTTCGCGATATACATAGCCGGTGATTTTGTGCAGCTTTGCCCGCACCTGATCCGGCATGTCCTGGCTTTCCGTCAGTTCCATGGTGGTCATCAGCACGTCGAGGCTGACCGGCTCACCGGCGGTATAGGCGCGGGTGCTCATGTCGGCGATTTCCTCAACCACCGCATAAGCAGCCGGACGGGAACCGAACGGCATAGAAAGCTTGTATTTCAGCGCGTAGCGGGCGATTTCCAGCGCACCGGCATAATCACCGGCGTCAATACGCCAGATCATGACGGTCATCAGGATGGCATCCTGTGCGCCTTTACCTTCGGACAGCACGCCATCCACCCACGGCACGTAATCGGGCAGCATGGAGCGTTTCAGCTCCGCTTTCTTTTCGGTGCTGTGCGTCTTTTTCAGGGTCTTCATGTCTGCGTTTAGCTTTTGCAGCAGCAATTCATAGCCGGTGGAATGACGCAGCAGGCGGGGATCCTGCTGCGCGGCCTGAATAGCTGACTGCCGCAGCAGGTGCTGACGGGCAGGGCTGGTCATGGCTTATTCCTTCGGTTCTTCGGTTTCGGTGGCTTTACCAGAAGCGGCGTTGATTGCGCCAACCAGTGCCGCAGTCAGTTCGCTGAAATCGGCTTTTTCAGGCGCGGTTTCAATAACGGGGACAATCTCGATATTTTCAATCAGACAGCCACAGCCGTAATCTTCAACTACATAATCCTCATTAATGGATTCGTAGTTTTCAATGCGGTCACGCTTCGGCACTTCCTCAATGTGACGGCGGTGCGTGCCGTCCTGCCAGTAAATCGACAGGTTATCTAGGCGGGTGATAAGCATGGCGTTAGCCGGGAAGCCTGGCACGCGGACAGCAGGCAAATTGCCGATGCGTTTCTGGCTGACAATCAGGTCTGCGGCCAGCGTTTCGGTGTTCGCCTGGTTTTTATTGACCAGCGGGAAATACTTATCTGCCATCAGCTTGCGACCGCAGATCACCACCAGGTCGGTGTCGTCCTGATATACGGGGTCGATCAGTTCGTTGACGGTATCAAACACCACCGCATCCAGATTCTGATAGGTATTGTCGCCGCCGACCTTGACCGGTACAGCCGTAGTTTTGCCGTCCGCGTCGGTTTTGCTACCCAGTACGCGCTGCGGGGAATTGAGGCGATATTTCTGCAACCAGCCCACGCCAACGTCTTGCAGCAGCGGATTTTGTACGCGGTTAGACGTCGGTGCGCGTGCAACGCCGTTGAAGCCGACCAGGATACGATCCAACGCCTGACGCTTAATAATCGCGTCACGCAGGCGGGTCTGGAAATCGTTGTAACGCGCCCACAAATCCAGCTTGTTATACATCCAGTGAAAATCGTAGTTGGTCTTAGTGCAGTGGTACTGTTCCTGATCCAGCTTGGTGAAATCTGCGGTTTCACGTTCGTCACCGCCGTCGGTATTGGCCGTGCTGGCAATCGTACCGGTCACGCCAACGCCCACTTTCGCCCCCATCATTTCGTCTACCGGAATGATGTTGATACGGGTTAGGAACTCTGATGATTCTTGTAAGCGGGTCATCAGCGTCTGCGTGACGGACGGCTCAACGTTAAACTTCTTATTCAGCGAATCGGTATCAACGTTGTTGAGCTTCGCCAGCTGGGACAGGAACGCATTAAATTTAAAGCGCGTTTCTTTTTTCATGACCAATTTCCTATTAATGAATTCAAGTGTGATGGATTACGGGATCAGCAGTCGGTGACCGTTTCGTCCACGCCTGCGCCGCCGGTTGCCTGCGGACGTTTACCAAAGGTGTGCGCCGGTTCCTTCTCCAGCTTGCCCTTCAGCTCGGTGAACTCGGTGTGATCGGCGGCGGTGGTTTTCTCCAGTTCATCCAAACGTTTCACCAGGCCAGACAGTTTGGTGTCCTGCTGTTCCAGACCGACCTGGACGTGTTCGGCGACGTGAGCCACGGCGTCATGCACGTCAGTAAAACGGGCATCATCTGAGGCGGATTTGCGGGAAAAAGCTTGTTTGACACGCTCAACAAGCGAGGGGCGGCTTTCGATTTCTTCAAATTCAAACACCGTTTCTTCGGCGGCGGTAAAGAGGTTTTCCGCACTTTGCTTACGGCCTGCGAGCGGGTTTTGATTCGCTTTCGCACTGAATTGCAGGTACTCCGTGCCCAGACTGGCGGGGCTGTCAGTCACGGCCAGGCCGATCAGGTAGGCTTTGCCGGTATCGGAAAACGAGGGGTTAACTTCGATAGAGGTGTAAACCTTCTGGCGGGCTTTCACCATCGACACCAACTCAGGCGTTGGATCGATGTCGGCATACAGTGCCAGCTTGCCTTTCAGCGCGCCGTCGGCAATTTCTTCGGCATAGACGCCGGTCACATCGCCGTACATACGGAATGGGCTATCAGGTAAGTAACCTTTGATGTGCTCCATGTTGATGCGCGCGCCGTAGACCTTCGGGTCATAGGTCGCGGCCATCTGTTCGATCCAGCTGCGGGTAATTTCGCGGCCATCGGTCGTTGCCCCTTCGGTACAGATACGAAAGCGCTTCGCTTTTGTTGCCATTGCCATTTGTCGGACTCCAGTCGGTGTGTGCTTCTGAGAAATCTAAGTTTCCAGACACACGCCCGACACCGCCAGCCGATGCGGGTTGATGCTTGATGGCACAACGTGGGCAGCGCGAAAAGCCGCAGGGCAGGCGGTAACGTGGCGGCATGAATACATCAAACTCCACTATCATCAGCGACCCGCGCCGACAGGCGGCACTGCTTTACTGGCAGGGTTTTTCTGTGCGGCAAATTGGGGAAATGCTGAGCCAAAAAACGCCAACCGTGCAGAGCTGGAAAACGCGCGATAAGTGGGAAGACATCGCCCCAATTTCGCGCGTTGAAACCAGCATGGAAGCGCGGCTGATCCAGCTCGTTATGAAGGACGTTAAAGAGGGGAAAGATTACAAAGAAATTGACCTGTTAGGCCGCCAGATTGAACGCCTGGCAAGGGTAAACCGGTACAGCATGACCGGCAGTGAGGCAGACTTAAATCCAAACGTTGCCAACCGCAACAAAGGCGAGCGCAAAGCGCCTGAAAAGAACGTGGTCAGTGATGCCGCCATTGAAAAGCTTAGCGATATCTTTATCGGTGAGTCTTTCGAATATCAGCGCGGCTGGCACCGCGCCGGACTCCAGCACCGGATCCGCAACATCCTCAAATCGCGCCAAATCGGGGCAACGTTCTATTTTGCCCGAGAGGCGTTTATAGATGCACTGACCACCGGCCGCAATCAGATTTTCCTGTCGGCCAGTAAGGCGCAGGCGCACGTCTTTAAAAACTACATTATCGACTTTGCCCGCCAGGTGGACGTCGATTTAAAAGGCGACCCGATTGTGCTGCCGAACGGTGCGCGCCTGATTTTCCTCGGTACCAACGTTCGCACTGCGCAAAGCTACACCGGGAATCTGTACCTGGACGAATATTTCTGGATCCCGAAATTCCAGGAACTGCGCAAAGTGGCTTCCGGCATGTCGCTGCATAAAAAATGGCGGAGCACCTATTTTTCTACGCCGTCCAGCCTGGCACACAGCGCCTATCCGTTTTGGTCAGGTGAGCTGTTCAACAAAGGGCGCCGCAATAAGTCCGACAGGATTGACCTGGATTTAACCCATGCGCACCTGTCGAAAGGCTCGCTGTGCGATGACGGCCAGTGGCGGCAGATTGTCACGGTAGAGGATGCACTGGACGGCGGCTGTAACCTGTTCGACCTGGATCAGCTGCAACTGGAATACAGCCCCGCCGAATACGACAACCTGCTGATGTGTGAATTTGTAGACGACCAGGCGTCTGTGTTCCCGTTCTCTGAATTACAGGGCTGCATGGTAGATAGCCTGGAGGAATGGGAGGATTTCGACCCGTACCTGGTTCGCCCGTTTGCATATCGCCCCGTCTGGATCGGTTATGACCCGTCGCACACCGGCGACAGCGCGGGCTGCGCGGTGATCGCACCACCGTCCGTGCCTGGGGGGAAATTTCGCGTGCTGGAACGTCACCAGTGGAAAGGCATGGACTTTGCCGCGCAGGCGAAAAGCATTGAAGATCTGACAAAACGGTTTGTCGTGGAATACATCGGCATTGATGCCACCGGCATCGGGCAAGGCGTATTCCAGCTTGTTCAGCAGTTCTTTCCGGCAGCCAGGGAGATCAGCTACAGCCCCGAAGTTAAAACCGGCCTGGTACTGAAAGCAAAAGACACCATCAACTCAGGCCGCCTGGAGTACGACACCGGCCACACCGATATCACCGCCTCGTTTATGGCAATCCGTAAAACCATGACCGCCAGCGGAAGCCGCGCGACCTACGTCGCCAGCCGCAGTGAAGAAGCCAGCCACGCAGACGTCGCGTGGGCAATCATGCACGCACTCGTCAACGAACCGCTGACCGCCGCCAACGGCGGGCAAAGTCCTAACATTTTGGAGTTTTACTAATGACATTCATTAAGGTAACACCTGCACAAATCGCGGCTTTACAGGCAAAAGTAACCACCGCTCTTTTCAGCTACCAGCGTAATTGGCTCAATGCCGGGCTATACCATCGCGACCGAATGATCACTAAAAGTCGACAGATTGGAGCTGACTGGACATTTTCACTTGAGGCTTTGATTGATGTCTTAACTACTGGCCGCAATCAATATTTCATTGCAGATACGCTGGAGTATGCGGAAAACGCGCGCGCTTACGTAGTTGCTCACCTCCAATCAGTGGGCATCAATGTTTCAGAACTACAGGATTTAACTTTTAGCGGCGGTGCCAAGATTGAATTTCTGAGCAATGATACGTATTTGGCAGGTAAACATGGCAACGCTTACTTTGCAGAATTTGCCTGGTCGGAGCATCTTTCCGACTTAGTCAGTAAATCCGGTTGTCTAGCCAAACATAAACGCTATCGCCGAACATATTACTCCTCCGTAAGTCTTTCATGTGAGGCGGCATGTTTATGGAAAGGAGCAAGTATCAAACCTGTTAATGAGCACCGATTTTTTTCCTTTGGGGGAGTAAAAGAAATTGACGGCATTTGGCGTCAAACGGTCACAATTGAAGATGCAATCAGTAGTGGCAGTACATTGTTCACCGTTGAAGAACTGATGAAAGAATATTCGCAATATGATTTTAACATGCTGTTTATGTGTAAATGGCCTGGTCTAGATACCGTTATGAGTGGTGAATATCATGGCTAAGCGCAAATTTCATAAAGCCTCTCAAACACTCACAGCACCCGCGCAACAAGGAACAGAGGTATTCAGCTTTGGCGATCCGACGCCAGTGCTTGACCGCCGAGAAATTCTTGATTACCTGGAATGTACAGGTAACGGGCGTTGGTACGAGCCGCCGATCAGCTTCGACGGACTGGCTCGCAGCGTGCGCGCAGCGGTTCACCACAGCAGCCCGATGTATGTTAAACGCAACATTCTCGCGTCAACGTTTATCGGGCACCCGCTGCTATCACAGCAGGAATTCAGTCGCTTTGCCCTGGACTTTCTGGTGTTTGGGAATTCGTATCTTGAGCAGATTGATAACCAGTTAAAGGAGCCGCTTCACTTTAAAGCCAGCCCCTCTAAATACACCCGTCGCGGCGTAGAGTCTGATGCTTACTGGTTTGTGCAGCCCGGACTGGACGCGCACCAGTTTGCACCTGGCAAGGTGTTTCATCTGATTGAACCGGATATTAATCAAGAACTGTACGGCCTGCCGGAATACCTCAGCGCATTAAACTCCGCCTGGCTAAACGAAGCGGCGACGCTGTTCCGCCGCAAGTACTATCAGAACGGCGCGCACGCTGGCTATATTCTCTATATGACAGACGCGTCTCAATCGAGCACCGACGTCGATAAAATGCGGCAGGCCATGAGAGACAGTAAGGGCTTAGGCAACTTCCGAAACCTGTTTATGTATGCGCCGAACGGAAAGAAAGACGGGATCCAGATTTTGCCGCTGAGTGAAGTCGCCACCAAAGATGATTTTTTCAACATCAAGAAATCAAGCCGCGACGACCTGCTGAGCGCTCACCGTGTGCCGCCGCAGATGATGGGCATCATCCCTGATAATGCGGGCGGGTTCGGCGACGTAGAAAAGGCGGCAAGCGTCTTTGTCCGTAACGAGTTAACGCCATTGCAGGAACGGATGAAAGAATTTAATGACTGGTTCGGGGAAGAGGTGATCACCTTCAAACCCTATACACTCACTTAATTTCAAAACAGTTTTTCATGCCCCGCCAGTCGGGGCTGTATTTTGGCCGTTCCATCCGTGCGTTAACCTCCTCCCACTCCCGCGAATGCTCCTCATAGCCATAGCTCAGGGCGGAATCAGCGGTATCAAAGAGCCGTTCAGGTTTTTGATACCAGCCCCGCTTTGGTTCATACCGCAGAATTTCAAAACCATTTTCAGCCGGTCTTATGAGGTAGGTATAGCCGCTGTAAAATTCCTGGTCTGTAAACCGAGGGATAGCCTCGCCTGGATCCAGGAAAATAAAAAGGGTTCCTATTCGAACTGTTCGCATCATTCACCTCACATCAAACCTAACCGCCTGTGCGGCATTCTGAGAGCATCGAAATATGGATGCGCTCTTACATGGATTTTCCTAAAAAATCGCCCAGCGTGCCGCAGGCGGTGCCATTTTTCTGGATCCAAATGCCCCCGCGCGCAATGCTATCCCCGCCTCGCCTGCCCGCTTTATAGGTCGCTTTTAATGCAGTTGCACGATCCTCTCGGATCCTTGCCAGCACTGGCGGGAGGCATAGTTTTTGACGACCCGATCGTCATGCAAATCAATGCACCTTATGCATGCACGACTTTAAATTTATTTATTAAGCTGAAACATTTCAGTATTCATCATCAGAAATGGACGCTGACGCAGTTGGCCGCATCGCTTCATCCTGGTCTAAAGCACGATCGGCAAATTCTGAAATCATCTCTAGTACCATATGGAATTCATCAGCTCTGCACTGCGCATCACGAGAAATATCAGCCATAAGCCGGATTTTTATCAGCGCAATTCTAAGCTCATGCGAGGAATCCATTGCTCACTCCTGAATTATAAGTACTGTGTATGTATACAGTACTATAAGATTATACCGAAAAAATTTCCAGTCTAATCATGGACTGACAACAAACTTGTCAGGATTGCTAGCCGTTCTGCACTACTTAAACCGGAGTAGTTAGCCTTCCATCTCTCAGCTTTTCGTTTAATCCTTTGTCGTTCCTGGTAGTTCGCTCCGGCGAATGTTGCGCAATATGCATCGC